GATCTCCTGAAGAGAGCATCTGTCTCTTAGCGGATTTAAGAGATTCTACTCCATCTCTAAGTTGTTCTTGAGCTTCTTCAAGAGCTCTAATTATGCTATCTACAGAAGAAGCTTCTTCTATAACATTAGTTTCTTCTTCGTTTATTTCTGCAGGTTTTGCCTCTTGTGTATGAGCAGGCTGCGCAGCGGCCTCCATAGCCTTTTTCTTAGCGTGGCCTAACACATTCATTTGAATGTCTCTATGTGTCCCGTCTGCTACTTCAACAGTACATGTGCCACCTGTGATCTCAATGATCTTACCCATACCACCTTCAGGCAGATAAACCTCTGACCCTACATGGTATTCATAGTGCACGTCTTCGCTTAAGTTAAGCTTTTTTTTTAAGAAAGATTGGAGTTCTGCAAGTGCTGTTTCCCTGAGGACTTTCTCGCTACCCTCTACACCTTTGTCCTTCATGACCTCAACACCTTTCGGCTTCTTGGTCTTCTTGTTCTCTTTTGTAGGAGCTGCAGTCGCTTTAGGCATTGCTTGACCTTTAGCTTTCTTCATTTCATTTGCCTTGTCTTTGAGATTGTTCTTTTTGACAGGCTGAGTCTGAAGTTTAGCGTCTGCCTTAGCTACTGAATCTGCATTGGCAAACATTGCCTGTTTAACAGCTTCAGGAGTAGTCAACTTCTTAGCAGCTTTATTAAGAGCTAATTTATAAGAATCATTAGTCAACTCAGTCTCTTTAGCCAACAACTTCTCCACTTCTCTTTTCAGAGCGTAGGGATTAACACGATCCACGAGAGGATCTGTAGGAATATTTTGTGGCTCAAACTGAGCCTCTTTGATTATACCCTTGTTCTTGAGGATTTTCACAGCATCATCGTAAGAGGTGATGTTAGTGATCCATGGCAGGTTGTTGTCCCTGCGAACCTCGTAAAGGAAACGGTCGCGGCCGATTTCACCTTTTTTGTGCTTGCGATATAATTCTAGTGTTGTCATGCTAATAAATATCTATCTTCCTTGTCCTTTGTATGCCTTTGGCTTCTCTTCCTTAGGTCCCCATTTCTTTTTTGGCACTCCTGTGCGCCTTTTACCGAAACTGATCTTGCCGACGTTCATGCCAGCCTTTTTATTTGTTTTGGTCTTTGCCATTACTTCATCTTTTTCATTTTACCGTATGCCTCAGCTATGCCCCTGGTGATTTTCTCCATGAGCTTCTGAGTGTTCTTGTTTACCTTTGTCTCGTTGAGTTCTCCTCTCAGTTGCGCAGTGTACTCAAGGATCCTGTTGGCTTCGTGAATCTTCTTCTCTGCCAAACGCATTGCCGCGTGAAGTTGCTGTTCGTTAGTGCGAGTCTTAGTCTCCTTCTTAAAGCGAGAGTAGTTTTCTTCCAATTGTGTTGACTGCGTTCCTCCTTTAGGCTTAACTAAATCAGCAGCTGCATTTTTTAGAGTCTCTACTGACCTATAAGCTCTACCACCCGGCTCTTTTTTACCTGTTTCAGCATCTATAACATCGTACTTAGCTCCATCAGGCATTACATTTATTAACTTAAATATATATTCTCCGTATCTAGAGGGAATTTCGCTTGGCCATTCAGTTTCATTTGCTTCTTTTGAAAGCGCCTCAAACAGCTGTTTATATACAAATCCGCCTTTTGACGGTCTATTTGGAATCGAAGGAGCTTCTTTCCAACCCCACTTTTCTTTTGCGTATACTTTAGCTTTACCAGCTGCGAGTTTAGGCTCGACATCTTTTTGCTCATCTGTCTTTTTAAAAGCCTTAGGAGTTGCCAATTGCTCACCAGTACCAGGCACAAAATTTGCTCCTGCTCCTGTAGCTGACATTTCTTCTATTCCATCAAGTCTAATAAGTGCATCTACTTTGTCTAGATCCATTGCTATAGCTTGTATGCCTTGAAATGTCTCCTCATCTGTTTCTAAGTAATCACCCTCATCTTTAATGAGCATGTCCTGAACTGACGCGCCTCTCATGTATCTGTCCATTACAGCGCTGTAGAGATCACTATCATCTATAGTGAATTTTACTTCATTGAGAGCCTCTCCGATTTCTTTATCTAGCCCAGCTTTATCATGAGCTGCTTGAGATATCCATTCAAAATCTTCGTGATCGCTTCCTACTACGTAATAATACTTTTGAAATTTAGAAAAGGTACCGCCGGTAGAATCGTTCGCTTCATCAGCAAATGCTTGAGCTGCCTCAAAAGAGGGAAATGACTTGAAATTGTTTGCTACGCCTTTTCCTTGTCCGTATCCCTTGTTATATACGACATAAAAAGGACCTTGTTGTTCTTGTAAAAGTCTCTGAGTAGCAAACTGAGTGTTGAATTGCTTCATTATCCCTGCTTTTTAAGTTCCTCAATAAGATCGCAGTACTGAAGAATGCCTGTGATAACTTCATCTTTAATTGTGTGGCCTTCTTTAATAGGCTTGATGAACTTGATCACTTCTTCGAGTTTAATTTTCACAACCTGATCTTTTGTGGCCGCTTTAAGCTCTGATAATTCTTGCTTTATTGACTCAAGTTGACCGTTGAGATAGTCCTTGAGGTTCTTGGTGTCTGACACATTGTTGATGTATTCTTTGAGAATACCTTTCTGTCTCTCAGAAAAGTTCTTGTACTTGTCGTTGAACTTCTCAACAAGGATTTTGTAGGCCAAAAGCCTGATCTCCTTGTCCTCTTTCATGAATTCTTCAACAAGTGACTGTGGTGCTTTCTGATTATCAGCTGCTACACCTGTCAGATGTTCTAACAGAGTAATTTTGTTAAGAAGTACTTGCTTGGTATCAACTGTTTTAGACTGCTGTGACTCAAAAAGAGTATAAATAGAAGCAAAAGGTTTGTAGTTATCCACTTTTGCCTTGAAAAAGTTGTCTAGATCGTAAGACTGCTTGATCTCTTTAATGAGATTATACTTCAACTTGTTGATCTTCTCGAGGTCAAGCTTTCTGTATTGCTCTAAAATAGTGGAAATGAGCATTTCAGCCTTCGCTTCTGTGAGCTTTTGGCTAGCAGAAAAAGTGCTGTAAAGGCCATATTCTTTGCCTAATTCTGTGTTAACAAAGTACTTTTTAAGTATCTTGACAGCCTTAGAGTCCTGATTGTTGATCAGGTCCGATGTTGTTTGTCGAACTAGAAGTTCAAATAAAATACCGGTATTGCGATATTTTGAGTGTTTTATGGCCATAGTTTTTGTTACAGATCCACTTTCAATAAATATCTAAATATCACCTATTTGTTAGTCTAGATGTTGCTTAATGTTCTTGTCACTCATAAGATCAGGCTCCTCAAAGAGTTTCACCTTTCTTGTCTGTGACTTAGCAAACATCTTCTCTAGAGAGTTTTTGTTCTTTAAAAACTCACCCATAGTGCTTTCTAGAGCTAGAGGGCTATCGTCTTTGTAGTTCACTTTTAGTGAATCCTCACCTGTTTCAGCGTTTTTCTTGTATGCAGGTGCTACTGGATCGCGACCAAAGGCTGATTTATCAGTGCCTGATATGGAAGCAAATGTCTTAGGACGGCCTGGCTTCTTCTCGTCATAGCCTTGCGGCACATTGAGAATGTCCTCCTTACCACCGTATAGTGAAGCTATCTGATGAGGTGTACCGTATGCCTGACCTGATTCTGCAGGGTCATTACCTTCCTCTTCGACTTGCTTGTATCTGAATGATCTCTTTTTATCTTCGAGGATCATGTCTTCGAGTTCTGCGTATTGGTCTTCGGAGAAGTGGAAGATTTTATCGTAGATGAATTCAAGAGGTAAAAGCGAACCTTCCATAGCTTGTTTAGCAAGATCGATTTTCTCTTTGAAGAGGGCGATTCTTTCTTGGTCATATATGATAGACGGGTTAGTGAGTGATAGTGTAAAGTTTGCAGCAGACTCATTTGTATAGCCGTGTGCATATAAGTGAACAAGAGCAATCTTAGTCAGTTCTGATACGATGATACGCTGTAAGCGTTCGATAGTGCGAGCAAAACGAATGTCTTCAGCAGCTAGTGTGGCTTTACCGGTTAAGTCCTTCTCGTAGCCCATGAAAGCCTTAGGTATTTTAAGAGCAGCAAATAGCTTCTCTCTGAAGTATGCCACGTCCTCAATACCGTTGTAGTCTAGACCTTTTGCTGTATCGATCTTAGTTGATGTGTCGTTACCACGAACAGGGATGAAGAAGTCTTCAAGCAAGTTTTGCTGGTTGTATTTGAGGTTGTAGTTACCTGTGTTAGGATCCATTAGAGGAGTCTTTTTCATCTTCTGGATCATGCGCTGCATGTAGTTATCTACTTCACCAGGAGGTATTGCACCTACGTTAACATAGAATATACGACGCTCAGGAGCACGCACAATACGGTGAATCAACATAGCGTCTTCGATGAGTACATATTGCTTAAACAACTTACGAGCAGGCTCCAAATAGGAACGGCCATAAGGCAGGTAGTTTACATCACCAGTCAGGCGGAAGTGTGCCATCTCAAAGTTATCGAAGTAAACTCCAGTGTCACGATTTTGTACAGAGCTATAGCCAGTTGATGAAGCTAAAGTCGCATTAGGGTCGTACTTAAAACGAACCTCTTGAGGATTCTGTGGGTTATATCCCTCTTCACGAATGATATTGTAAGCTGAGAAAGGAATGACATTGTATACACCGTATTTCTCGGCGATCTCTAGTTTTAGATAGAAGTCACCATACTTACACATGTTGCGAACCCAAGACCAGAGATTGAATTCAATGTTAAGCACTGAATAAAACAGGTTATAGAGTAGCTTCTGTATGTTCTCGTCAGAGGATCTGATCTGAAGCACTTCACCTTGCTCATTTTTAAGTGTACATTCATCAGAAACTATGTCCAATGCAGAGCAACAGATAGCATCTGTGTCCATCGCATCGTAGTCAGCGTAGATCTGAACACGAGCTGACTGATAGTTTTGTGCTAAATTAAGGTTTACACCATAAGCTGTTGATGTGGTGTAAACTTTATTAAACCTGTCAATTAGAGAGTTAGTCTGAATGACGCCGTTACGCTGAATTGCATCTGGATCGATGACACGGAGTTGGTCTCCGCCCTCATTACGAATTATAACGTCAGTCGAGAACAGGCGTCTCAGTGTTGAAAATAAATTTTCTTGTTTTTTTGGTTGCTCTGCCATAATTTTAGCCTAAAAGCCAGGTTAAATCTTGTGTTTCTTGTCCTTGAGGATTTGATATAGGCATCACCCAAGGGTTTTGATTGAAATTATTATTTGCGTTATATGTGACTGTAGTGTCTTGAGTCCTAGTGAAGTTGTTCAGCGCAGCATAAGTGAGATTATCTGCTGTCGTTTTATACCTCAGCGAGGTCTCTCTCAAGAACATAGCGATACAGAATGACATCACTAAGTCATCATTATATGACTGCATAGCTTGAGCTTTACCATTTTTCCAAATGAACACTCTGAGCTCGTCAAGTAGTCTAACAGACTTGATATTTGCTAGTTTATTCTCAACAAAGTTGCGCATTTTCTCGACAGCAAGTGGTCTAGTCTTCTCTGTCATTGAGAAGCCTGGTACTGCACCTGTGCCTGAGTTAATACGATTCACGTAAGAGCTAAAATCTTGCTGCTGATCGTTCTTCCAGCTGTAATGTATGTTAGTATAGCCACGCTCCACAATTGTTTGGATGACATCCCAGCCGATGTTTGCATTCTCGACTACTAGCAGAGCATTGTTATATTCTGATGCGACTGAGAGCAGCATATTAGCGTACTCTCTAGTGTCGATTTGCGCCTTAAATTCAGCTACTTGTAGTATATTTTCAACATCAATGACATGAAATGCTGAGAAGTCGTTGCCATCGCCTCTAGCTACGTCAGCCACTACCGCGTAGTACTTCATCGGATCAGGATATTCCCAGATCCAGAGTGCTTTGTCTACTCCTCTGCGTTCTAGAGGATCACAAACCATAGTCTCTTCGTACCATGTGAGGATTTCAGGATCGATAACAGTGTTACCTGATGTCGAGAAGTTACAATCGCACTCTTGCGCTGCGTTGCGTTTACCTAATGTGATCTCCTGCTCGTCTCTCCACTTCTGATCACGCTCAGGATGCACTGTCCAAGGCAGTGAAATAGGCAGAAATCTGTTCTTCTGCTCTTGTGCTAGAACATAAGTCTTGTGAAACCAGTTACCAACACCATTAGGTGTAGATAGCGCAATGCAACCACCACCTGTTGCAAGTGTTTGTTGAGCTGCAGTGAATATGGTTTCGATATTATCAATGAATGCAGCCTCGTCGATGACCAGCAGGGACACAGCTTCAGAACGACCTGCGTCACCGGCTGCTGACACAGCTTTTATCTGAGACCCATTTACTAGTCTTAGTGATAGTCTGTTGTCTTCTGCTGCACCGATCTTAAGCCAGTTAGGCAAGTTTTGATAAGCAAAACGCACCTTAGTTACCATGTTTTTCGCTGTCTCCTGCTTAGTTGCTATAACTAGAACATTTTTGTCCTTGTTAAATAGCATTAACCAAAGAGAATAGGCAGAAACTAGTGTTGAGATACCTAACTGTCTAGATTTATTGATTATAGAATAGTCATGCTTCTGAAAAAGCTTAAGGACTTTTTCCTGGAAGGGATAAAGACTGAAATACATCCTTGATTTCTGAGGATGCTGAATCATATAGTACTTCTTCATGAAGTACACAGGATCAGTTGCGCATTTTACGAACTCATC